AACCGCCGTAGAGTGAACTATCACTCGGTCGCCGCCGATTACGACAGGGACACGATCAAGGACATCAACCGCAAGCTGCCGAACCTGCTGGTGAAGAACGGCGGCGTCGCGCTGGACGAACTGGCGGATGAATACGGGTTCGAATCCACCTGCGACCTGATCGACATGTTCCTTGCATACACGCCGAAGCGCGTCCGGCTTGAGCAGCTTGTGAGCCAGTTTTTGGAAGAAAACCCTCAACCCTCCGGCGATTATGACGGAGACGTGCCTTTTTAGGAGGCCAGAATGTCCATTGAAACCTCGTTCTTTTCGAGCAAAGCCCCGAAAGAACGAAAAGTCTGCATCGCCAAATGGCACAGGGGATGGAACGGGCCGCGCGCCGAGCGTTTCGCCCCGTCCGACCCGAAGGCCGTGGACTGGAAGGCGGCGTACAGGAAGGACTTGGAATCCCGGTTTCCCACGCCGTCCTCCTTGCGGCTCTACCTTCAGGAGATCGAGAAGCGGACACCGGACCCGATCCTCTGTTGCTTCGAGCTGAACCCGGAAGAGTGCCATCGCAGGGTGCTCGCCGCGTTCATCAAGGAGAACATCAACCTCGACGTTCCCGAGTGGAACGGTCGGCGGCATGACGGGCAATTCAGCCTGTTGCCGTAAACCGTAAAACAAGGCGGGGACGCCCGGTCTAGCACACCGAACGTCCCCTAGGAAGCGGAGGGACTAGCCTCCAGCCACCACAAGCTAAGGTTAGCCCCTCCCGACTGCACAAGTCAACGGAGGGCGAAATGGACACCAAACCACATGCGCCCATCCGCAACACGGCGCGAGGACAGTATGGAAGATTTACAGAAGGACAAGGATCAGGGCGAAAAACTGCGTTCCCTTGTTGAAGTGAGCAGGAAGAACGACATTCCAGCGTTGCTCAATGCGAAGAACAGAGCGCAGCAGGATGTCTATTCCGATCCCTCGAAAGAAAATCTTGCCGTTCTGGAACGCGCCACAGCCATGCTGGAGAAAGCGATGGACGCAGGACAGAACTGCAAGAATTGGAAAGAGGCGCTCACCTATCTGCAAGAGGATTGCGGCAGGAAAATCGGACAGACCAAGCTGTTTGCCGACATCAAGGCCGGGCGCCTGAGAAAGCAGCCGGACGGCACCTTCAAGCGGCGTGACCTTGACCGCTACGCGGCGTCGCTCCCCACGGCAGGGACGCCGGACAAGCTGGCCACCGACGCCGCCAGACGGCAGCGGGAAAAGGAAGAACAGGAAATCCGCAGGATACGGGTCGCGGCGGACAAGGAAGAGTTCATCCTCAAGGTCAAGCAGGGCCAGTACATCTCGCGGGATGACGTCTATCAGGAGCTTGCCGCCCGTGCCGTGGCCCTGTCCGCCAGCCTGAAAACGGAATTTGAGGCGCGGTCGCTCGACGTGATCGCGCTGGTCGAGGGGAACCCGAAGAAATCCGGTCCGTTCGTCGAGCACATCGAGCAGGTCATCGACGAGGCCATGAACGAGTACGCGAAGCCCATCGAGATTGAGGTCACGTTCACCGCAGAACCGGAAGCGGGCACCGAATCGGACGACGAATAACGCAGGGCAGGGGCGCGGCTGCCGAACAACGCGCGGAAGAAGAACCAATGACAGCGCAGAAATGGCTTGAAGAGCTGGAAAGACTGGTAAATATGGCCACGCCGGGGCCGTGGGCTTATGAGCAGCATGGAGACACAAGTGAATGCGGCGTTGGCGTCATTTTAGACGACAATAACAAACAAATATCCGGGTTGAATACCGACACCACGGTGTTTGTGGCAGACGCAATTGCGCCAGAAGTTGCTTCATCAACGGACGCAGCATACATCGTCGCAGCCTGCAACGCCGTGCCGAGGCTGGTTGAAATGCTCAGAATTGCCGTGAGTTTCATTGAAGCTCAGAATGCGCGGAGAGCACGCGAAGGGGAAATGGCTATTATGTGCGAAACGATGCAGTTACTTTTTACCATGACGGAGCCGAAAGAATGATTACAAACGAAGATCAAGCAAGTATCCGTTCCGCGCCCGAAAAGTTGATTGGCGTTGGAGTGAGATTCGAGCGCATCCGGCGCATCACGGGCTACCTCGTCGGGACGGTGGATCGGTTCAACAACGTCAAACGCGCCGAAGTCCGCGACCGCGTGGCGCATCTGAAAGTTTCTCCGGAGGCGCACAATGAAACTCCGTCACGGCATGACGGTGATGACGGCCCGCTACGCCGTGGTGCTGCGGGGCCGGAACCAGTGCTTCCCTGACCAGTGGTGGGGGCACCCGATCATCGAAGGGAAGATCATGAAGCGGCACACCATCGTGCTGAAAGCCGAGGACGTGGTGGCCCTCCCCGTGCCGGAGGGTTTTCAACGAGTGTTTCCGGGATTGTTGAAGGGATAGCATGACGCAGCTTGCCTTGTACGAAATGCCGAAAAAGGAGTGTCGGCGCGTGGCCATTTCGGTGCCGATACCGAAATGGCTTCCGCCGTCTCTGGCCTTGTGGCTCCGTCAGCGCATGGCGGAGCGGCCGGAGGGGAAACTGACCGTGGCCACCCGGTTCTCAAACGGGGAGCGGGCCGCGATGAAGCGCCGCAGGCCCGTGCCGATCAGCGCATGGGCGGAGAAGCACCGCGTCCTCGAAATGTCGGCCATCCGGGGCCGCTGGCGGAACGTGTTCACGCCGTACCTCACCGGGATCATGGACGTGTCCGGGCTTCCCGGCGTCGAGACGGTCATCATCTGCAAGAGCCCCCAGACGGGCGGCTCGGAGTGTGGCCACAACATCGTCGGGTACTGCATCGACCGTCTCCCCGGCCCGGTGATGTACGTCTTCCCGGATGAGCTGACCGCCCGCGAGAATGCCAAAGATCGCATCATCCCGATGATCGAAGCCTCCCCGCGCCTCCGGCAGTACATGACGGGCTACGGGGACGACGCCTCCAGCCTGCGCATCAACCTGCTGCACATGCCGATTTACCTCGGCTGGTCCGGTTCCGTCTCGCGGCTCGGGAACAAGCCCATCCGCATCCTCATCCTCGACGAGCTGGACAAGTACAAGAACCCGAAGAACGAGGCATCGTCCGAATCGCTGGCGGAGAAGCGCACGACGACATGGCGGACCCGGCGCAAGGTCGTGAAAATTTCGACCCCGACC